GCCGCCGGAGTGACCGTATCTTCCACGATGCGAATCTGGAAGTTTCGGTACTCGTTGGCAAGTACCCCTGAGTCGCTACCCGACGCCCGCCCGGTGATGGACGAAGCCCCGGAGGCCGTCGCCGTAATCGCGAACCGACCGCCGCCGCCCGAGTCCGTGTCATGGTTGCCCAGGACCATCCCTTCACCCGGCTTCATGTCGAATGGGTTGTATTGTTCGTCCAGGACGACCATCGCGGAATCGGTCGTAAGCGTGGTCGGAAGGTTCGTAGTCCCTCGGTTGGCAAGCGTGTTGGTGGCAGGCTCAAACGAACGGAACACGCCCGCCGCCACCGAACCCGAGCCAAGCATATAGAGGCGACCGCAAAGAATCTCATAACGCGCCCCGGTGGCCGGAGTGAACGAGAACGCCGCGTCTACCGTGATGGCCGGAGCAGTGCCCGCCGAGTTGCCGACAATCCACCGCTCCTCAGTCTTGCCCGCCGTGGTGTCAATGATGCGAAGCCGAAAGCCAAGCTCACCAGAACCGCCTCGGTTGGCAAGCATGTTCACGCCCACCGCCGTCGGGAGAGCCGTCGAAAGCGTCACGCTCGTGGTCGTAGCACCCGCCGCAATCGTGCCCACCGCGCCGAAGGAAGGGACAAACGCCGACGTGGAACCAGCGCCGAACGTGCCCGCCGTGAGCGGGTTGGCAATCGCAAGCTGCCAGGACTTGCTCACGATGTTGTAGCGGTTCAGGACCGCGTTTGAAACCAACTGATAGATGAACGGGTTTCGCGTGGTGTTGTTCCGCATATCCGCCGCCATCGAGGTAGCCGCCGCGTGGGCGTTCGGAGCGGGCACCGTCTGGACCCACATCATGCGGTCGATGACTTTCTTGAAGGTATTAGCCATAATTTTCCTTTAGGTGATTCGTGAGCGGTGGCAGTCAGCCCATGCGCTCCAGTTCGTCGCGTTGATGAGCATCGACCCATTCCGCCCGTCGATGTTAGTAAGACCCGTCACCGTAGTGACGCCCGCGACCGTGGTCACGGTCGAAACTGTGGTGACTGTGCTAACGGTCGTTACCGTCCCCGACTCGATGACCGCCGTCGAACGTTGCCGCCCTAACGTCCGGTCGAAGCCCATTGGGCTCATGAGGGCGTCCAGGATGCGCCGCAGGATAGAAGCCGCGCCGCTGATTTCTTGCACGGGCATGGGGTTTGCCACGTTTACATCGGTTGCTACCTTTGCATCGTCGGTGCCCTCAACCGTGACCAGATTGACCGACTGAGCATGAGCGGACTCGCCGGAATAACTGACGTCACGAGACGCAATCTTTACCCCGGTGCCCGGATCGTAGCCAACATTATCAGTCGGCACGGACGCCCTCCATCTTCGCCAGCAAGTCTAGCAGGAACTCGCGTTCGTCAGGCTCCACGCCTTGCGCCAGCCGGTCGTAAATCGTTTGAGCCGTAAACCCACTTTCCGCCACGCCGCGGACCTCTACGTCGAAAGTAATCGTCACTACTGCGGCACCGTGACGGTCATCGAAGTGATGGCAATCGTGCCGCCCGAGACAATCGCTTTATTGTTGAACACTAGGTCGGGAGTGTCGCCTGAGTTGCCCGCCGTGCCTTGGAAGATGACAGTCCCGCTGCTGTCTTTTACCCGGAAGTGCCCCGCATCACCCGAGGCATCCGCGTTCGTGTCCGACGTAATCGCGGCCGCCGTCGCCACGCCCGTCGCAGCCGAGCCAAAGGCCGGATCGCTGAAAGTGAGGGTGCCCAGCAACGTGCCCGAGTCGGCGGTGGCAGGCGTAGCCGGAGGGCTTCCGGTCCGAATCTCAATGGTGCCCGCGCCCGAACCACCGTCTACCAAATCCACGATGGAGTCACAAGCCGCATTCCGGGCCGCTGTGCTGATCTTGAAATCGCTCGGCATACTACGCTAAGGTACGGCACCCGTCGGCCCGAGCCCAAGCCGCCCGGACGCAAGCGCACATAAAAAATGCCCCCCGGCGAACCAGGGGGCTAGTCGTTGGTAAGGGAGTGTCTTAGAGGTAGATGTAGCCGATGTAGATTTTGCCGACCACGCCAGCCACGTCGCCCGAGGCTTCAGCCACGTTGAGGAACTGGTTGGCTCCCCAGACCATCGTCTGCTCGCCGTTGGTGCCCGCATCTTCCGCGTTGGTGTAAAGACCAAGCGTAGCCAGCGAAAGGCCGTCAATCAGGCCGTCGTTCACCGTGGTTGCAGCCGCCCCAACGCCGATGTCCACCGTCGAAGCACCAGTCGAAGCCGTGGTCACGCGAATGGTGATGTCCTTGATGAGAACATCGGAGCCGAACGGGTTAGCCAGGGAGCGGTAGACGCCCGTGGCGACCGCCGCTGCCTGCGAGATGTCGAGTTCGTAAGCGTAAGTGCCGCTTTCGTTGTTGCCAGAGTATCGTGCCATGTCTTTAGAATCCGGTCACGCCAACCAAGGCCGCCGGGCGTCGGTGCTTGATGCCTGCGCGAACATAGGCACGAGCGGTGCGGATGAGCTGTTGGAACTTTTCACCGTCCGAGTTGGTGAAGTCCACGGTCATATCCTGGCGAAGAGCAATCGGGAAGAAGCTCGTGTCAAGAACCATCGGCTTAGTCGCCGTGATCGCATCACACTCCACCACGGGGATGCCGCTAATACGCGGGGCCACGAGGTCTTGCAGAATGTTGATGTAGAAATGGCCGTCGGCCGCTTGCGCTTCGACCACCTTTTCCCAGGCGTCCGGGTGCATGATGATCAGGTTGGGGTTAGCCCGTCCCGCGATCCGCACGTTCTTGATCGCCTTGCGAATGGTAGTGATGGGGGTATCCCCGACTACGGTCGCCTGCGACTGCGCTCCCGTCAGGTCTTGCAGGCCCGCCAGTTCCGAACCCGTGCCAAGGCCCGCCGCCAGCTGGCGGTCAAACTCTTGACGAACCATCAGCGGGAGTTCCATTTGCATCATCGCGGCAATAGCCGAATCGTCCGCAAACTCCTGTTCAGTGATGTCCATCACATGACCAATCACGCGAATGGCCTCGCTGACAATCTCGCTCGTAAAGGTCGAGGCTTCGAGGGCTTGCCCTTCCAGCTTGGTCTTGGCGTTGTTCGTCCGCACCAGTTGGCGGCGATAGACGATGCTATCTTCCTGCGTCGGATAGAACGAGAAGAAGTCCAGAAGCTGCACCGGGCGGCTGGCCGCAGGCACAAAGTCAGGCTCCATCGTGGCGCGGAGCGGGTTGTTCGTGCCGTTGATGACGCTCTTGGTCTCGGCAGTCAGGCCCACCGGGCACTTGATCCCGTGAACGTCCGAACGCTTGCCCACATGGCTCTTGAGTTCAGCCAGGTAGTTAGCCTTTTCGGCGGCGACTTCGAGACGGTTGGCGACCACTTCCGGGCGGTTCCAATTCTCTACGCTAGAAACGAAGTTCAGGTCCGCTTGCTTGCTGTCAAGGGACGCCACCAGAGTTTCGACCTCGGCGCGTCGGTCCTTGGGGATGTCGCGGAACTCGTTGCCCGCGTCATCCTTCACCAGCGGAAACTGAGACAGGAGGCCCTTGAGGTCTGCCTGTTCTTGCGCAATTTGCGCGTTCAGTTGCTTGATGTTCATTTACTTAGTAAGTTGTTCAGCCCGGAGTAAAACATCCTGCCACCCGTCGGGGAAGGAGTCAAACTCGGCCTGTTCTGTCTTGGCTTCGAGATCGTCAATGGCTTCGAGGCAAAGGGCAGCCACCGCGCTCAGTTCGTCCCTGAACTTGGCAAGCCGCTCATCATTTGCGCCCTTATCCTTGATCTCTTGCAACCGATGAACGTAGTCCTGAACCTGCGCCGTGAGATTCTCGAACTGTTTGGCCCGGGGCTCGCTGTGGCCCTTAGCCGCTAAAACTGTCGCTTGGTCGTTGGCGGGCATCAGAACCACCGAAACCTCAAAGACCTGGATCTTCTTGAGGAATCGAACCCGCTCACCCTTGTATTCGCCTTCTTCGGATTCCTTGGTGTAGTAGCCGATGGACAGACCCACCTTCTTCCCCTTGGCAATTCGCTCCGCTACCTTGGTGCGCAGGTCTTGGGCGTCCTGAGTTGAATGGTAATCCATCTTCACCCAAAGCCCATTGGCGTCCTCCTTGGCCTCCATGACCATGCCCACCGCCTTATCCCATGCGTGGGCCTCGCCCATGAACCCTTCATCAATCAGGGTTTGCAGATCGTCAAACGCGCCATCCATGAGCACGTCCTTGTAGCTGTCAATGTTGTGCTTGACCGCGCCGTAGCCTTCGAGGTAGCCCGCGCCATCGTCGCCTACGCTCTTGACTTCTAGAAGTAAGCTCTTGCGCTCCATTACTGGTAAGGTACGGTCCTCACGCGGCAAGCCCCAGCGAGGCCACTAGGTTGTATTCCACGGGGTCGAAGGACGCCACCCCCTCCACTGTCTCCACCCGGCACCGACAATTCCCCATGCAGGGAGTGTCCATCTGTCGAGGCATGGTGTAAAGAGTTTCGCGGTAGTACGGCGACTGGTCCGCCAGAATCGGGCAGTCCGTGCAATGGTCCGCCGCGCCGAGGATCCAGTTGAACTGTTGCCGCGTTTCGTGGTTGTCTACCCAGCCCCAGGACGCACTTGATTCCATCTTGGGCGTATACATCCCGGCCCGCCGCGCAATCTCGCTCTCGCGCCATTCACCCGCCTCTGCGTCGAAGTATCGCGGGTCGGTGCCATCCAACGCTGCCAAGAACCCTCGGAAGTAGGAAAGCTCAGTAAGGCCCATCATCGTGCCACGGTCCACCGCCAGCCCGCGGACCACGCCCTGCACCCCTGCGACCTCTTGACCCAGGATATGCGCGTCTGTGTGAGTGCCCGCCGCAAGTGCCCGGAACAGTTCCTGCGCCGCTTCCGCCGACAGTTGGCCCTTGATAAACCGATCGAGAATCTCGAAGATGTCCATGCCGTAGCTGGCGGCCAGGGCGGTCAGTTCTCGCATCCCGTCCGGGTCGGGCTGTGCTTTGATCTCCCGCGCCGCCTGCCTTTCGATGATCTTTGCGCAATGCGCTTCTCGCTCCGGGCTAACCAGGCACATCAGCGCGTTTCCCCGCCACCACGCCCGCCATGAGCGTCTGCATGTCCGTGCCCTTGAGCATGTAGGAGTAGACCCCCGCGTCCTCCGGCATTGGCTTCATGCCAACCTCCGTTTTCCAGGTGGCCCGGTCAATGGCGTTCGCAATGAACGAATCGGTAGCCCGCTTGTAAATCGCGTCCATGTTCTCGGAGAGTGCCCGCAGGTTATCCAGGTCAAAGGCAAACCGATAGTTCGGATCGTCGCCCCAGAACTCGGTACCCAGTTGCATGGTCAGAGCATCCTCGAACAGTCGCCATTTCGGAATCAAGAAGTCCTCTAACGCCGCCCGCCGCGCTTCTTCGTAGTTCGAGAACGTGGACCGCTCAAGGCCCACCTGCACGCCAATGACCATCGCCGGGATACCAAAGACCGCGCAAATCTTCGCATCGCTCATCGCCTGCAAACGATCAAGCACCATCTCATCCGGGGAGTAGCCGATCTTATGAACGTCCATAGGCACGGTGGACGCCACCGCCGCGCCTGCCCGGTTGCCAGAAGCCGCATCAACCATACCGTTCTTCAACTCCAGCACTTGCGACGGTTGGAGCGCGTTCAGGTCCTTCGGGGTCACCAAGAGCGAAGGGGCCGGCGACTTGGTAAGGGCCAGCGAGAACGCCGCAATCTCCCTATCCGTTGCCGTGGGGTGGGCAATCTCTTTGAGGCGGCACCGACCTAGATACGGATTCTGAATGTCCTGGCCGTCCATGACGTGAAGCACATCCTCCGGCGGCGCAAGGAACGTGCGTCCCTGCGTAAGACTAATTTGATACGCCACCAACCGCCCGCCTTCTTCCCGGGGAGCAATGGACGTGCCGCGAACCGCAGTCAGCCCCAACAGCCGACCGCTAGGGCTTCGGAGTTTGTAGGCGTAAGAGTTGCCGCCGATAGTCAGCGACTCCATGAACACCTGCATGAGCTGTGCCCACGAAACCTTAGCGTTCTCCGGGTCTGGCCTGCGGATGATCGCCGCCGCCGGGTGGCCACTGACTACCTCCCACTCGCC